CACAGGCGAGCAAGTTTTCAAAAACACATATCCTGGCAGTATTTCTGCTAGTGATATAATCGCAAGCGTAATAGATGATCCAAACGTAGTGTTTGAGGTTCAAGCAGACGATACCTTCCCGGTAGCAGATCTGTTTGGAAACTTCGACATTGTTGATGGTTCACCTGTTGGCGATACTAAGTCTGGAAGGTCAAACCTTGAATTAGACGTAACTACTGGTGCTACGACCGCAACGTTACCTCTCAAGGCTATTGATATCTCCCAGGATCCCGATAACGATGACGTAGCATCAAGCAACACCAATGTTCTTTGTGTGATTCAAAACCACATCATGGGGCAGAAAGGTGCTGGCCTAGCGTAAGGAGTAAATAATGGCAATATCAAGAGCTCAACTAGCTAAAGAGCTAGAACCAGGTCTGAATTCATTATTTGGTCTTAACTATGATGAATACGATCGTGAATACGAAGAGATCTTCACTATTGAAGATTCCAACCGTGCCTTTGAAGAAGAAGTATTAATTACTGGATTCGGATCTGCGCCGACTAAAACCGAAGGTCAAGGAGTAGTCTTTGACAACGCGTCTGAAAGTTTCAGTGCACGTTACACCCACGATACAGTGGCGTTAGCGTTTGCTCTAACAGAAGAGGCTGTTGAGGATAACCTTTACGACTCACTCGGGAAAAGATACGTTAAAGCACTAGCAAAATCTATGGCTCATACCAAAGAGGTTAAAGGTGCGGACGTTCTCAATAATGCTTTCTCATCCAGCTTTACTGGCGGAGATGGTGTTTCATTAATTAACACTGCTCACCCATTAGCGGGTGGTGGTACTGCGGCTAATAGACAAACAACTATGGCCGACCTTAATGAAACTTCATTAGAGGACGATCTAATTAGTATCTCAACTTTCACAGATGACAAGGGATTAACAATCTCTGTTCAAGCTGACAAACTAATCGTGCCACCACAATTAGTATTTGTTGCTGACAGAATTCTTAATTCTCCAGGTAGAACTGGAACTTCTGATAATGACTTGAACGCTATTAAGAACACAGGTGTTCTTCCTGGCGGCTATTCAGTAAACCATTATCTGAACGATCCAGACGCATACTTCATCTTAACTTCTGTAACAGCAATGGGCGATGGCCTTAAAATGTTCCAGAGAACTGGCATGGAAACATCCATGGAACCAGATTTCTCAACTGGTAACATTCGTTACAAAGCGCGTGAAAGATATTCATTTGGTTTCTCTGATTGGAGAGGAATCTTCGGATCACAAGGTGCGTAAATAGAACGACTGAAATACCGTTTATAACTCAAGTATTTCAAATTAAGGGCCCACCAGGGCCCTTTTTTTTGGCCTAAATTAATTACAAATAATATGTATAAAAACTTGTAAATATGTGCAATATTTAGTATATTAGACATGTGGGAAGTAAAATTAATAAAGAAGCCAAGGAGGGCAAAATGAGCAAGTATGAAATTTTTACTGTTCCAGTATATAAGGGTAATGCTTATATTATGGAAACAGCGGGCAATGGAGGTTGTGAGTTTTTGTGGACAGCACCGCTGTTCAAAGACGACACTGTTGATAACACACAGTGGGGACCAGTAGAGGACGAAAAAATTGTCAACACTGTTTTAGATAGCAACGAAATAACAGTCTTAGGTGAAATACCTGTTGCAGACTTTAACAAATTGGTAGGAGTAGCGTAATGATTACAGTATTTCATGCAAACGAGTTTGGTGATAACACCAAAGGTTACACCAAGGTAGCGGAGGTTGATGTCAATACAATCAGAGAGGCTTTTGGATTAACCAACAACATTGACGGCTCTTGGTCTAGGGGCCCAGAGTTTGAGTATGACGGCAACAAAATCGTCAACGATGACTATGATCCGAGGGTTAAAGTTACTGCTGATTTGCCGATAAACAAAAAAACTGGCGAGGTTATGGGTTTGAGGTCTACTTCTAGTGGCGACGTAATTTATGACGCCAACAAAAACAAATATTGGTTTTTGGTTCCACTTGGCCCAATGGACGAGGGCACTCTTTACAAAACACATGGTCAAACTGTTGTGATCGACAACTTTGATATTGACGGTTTCATTTACAACGACAAGGAGGTGGCATAGTGGAAATGATCGGTGGATATACTTTGGCTCAAAGACTTGAAATGACTATTGAAAATATCAAGTTTCAAAAGGGTAAAGTTTTTTGGGACGATCTCGAAAAACTTGAACTGATACTTAAAGTATTAAAAAAGAAGGAGATGGCATAGTGGCAATAGGTAAAATTTATCTGGACATGGACGGAGTCTTAGCTGACTTCGTCGCAGGTGTCCAGGGCCCAGACTTTCTTGACGGGCCACTGTGGAACGAACAAACTTACGATCATCGCAAGGTTGAGTTAACTAACAAAAGGTTATTTAGAAACTTGCCTTACATGCCAGGAGCGTTAGATCTAATTGCCTGGGTAAAAGATTCTAACGTGCCCTGGGAAATTCTCACTTGCTCTGGTTTAATCAATAGGCCTTTAGTGGTTGCAGACAAGACTGAGTGGATCAGACAATACGTTTGTCCGAGCGTCGTTGTATCATCTACTTTGAAGGGTAAAGATAAAAAGATATTTGCTAGGCCAAACCATGTCCTGGTCGATGATAAAAAATCTAACATTGAGCACTGGGAGGAGGCTGGCGGCATTGGTATATTGCACAAAGATCCTAAAGATACGCTTGATATTTTAGACTCACTTCACTTGCTAAAGTAATTCCTTGGGTGTAGTATCTAATTAACAATATTAATTAGCTTGATGAGGGGCGGCTTGCCGCTTTCCATTAATACAAACAAAGGAGTTCATAATGGCTAATCCACATTTTCAAAACCAAATACAATGGGCGGGTAACACCGTTGCAACCAAGGCAAAAAAAGATCAACCGATGTTTGTGCCTTTACCTTCTGACCAAACACACTATGGTTATTTCAATGATTTTATGACCTATAACAGTGGTGACTGGACAGTAACAACAACTGAGGCAGGAACAGGATCCGCAACAGAGGTAATTACTTCTGGTGCTGGTGGTCAACTTTTGCTTACTAACGCGGCTGGCGATAACGATAACGACTTTTTACAATTAAAAGGCGAGTCCTTTTTGATTGACGGTTCAAAAAGAGCTTATTTTTCAGCTAGGTTCAAAGTTAGTGACGCAACTGAATCTGACTTTGTTATGGGCCTACAAATTACCGATACTTCTCCATTAGCAGTATCAGACGGTATTTTCTTCATTAAAGACGATGGTGATACAAACCTAGACTTCATCGTTGAAAAAGATAGCACATCAACAGATACAACCGCGATTCACACAATGGAGGACGACACTTTTGTTACTGTTGCTTTTTTTGTAGATCCAGATACAGCTTTGGTTCATTACTCTGTTAATAACGCAGAGCCAGTAGGTGTTGTAAACACAAATCTACCAGATAACGAAGAATTAACTGTATCATTCGGTATTCAAAACGGTGCGGCCGCGGCTAAAACCATGACTATTGATTACGTTACAGCTATCGTAGGAAGATAAAATGGCAGACGCAGTAACCTCTCAAACCATTCAAGATGGTGAAAGAACTGCTGTTTTGCGGTTCACTAACGTATCAGACGGCACGGGTGAAACTGCTGTAAAGAAAGTAGACGTTTCTGCTTTGGGATCTAACACAAAAGGACAAGCATGCACAGAAGTACATATTCAAAGAATATGGTGGTCCTGTGTCGGCATGTCGGTAAAAATAGATTTTGATGCAAGTACAAACGTGCTAGCTATTGGTTTACCAGCCGATTCAAGTGGCGATGAGTATTACGATACATTCACCGCGATTCCAAATAATGCTGGATCTGGTAAAACGGGTGATCTCGATTTTACAACTACTGGACATTCTAGTGGTGACAGCTACATGATTATTTTGGAGTTAATCAAGAAATACGACTAATCTATGGCAACGACCAAAGATGTCAAAAGATCTCCGAGCGGTAGGTTATCCTACCGCGGAGAGTCTTTTCCTGGTTATAACAAACAAAAAAGAACGCCTGGAGCCAAAAAAAAGTTTGCCGTATTAGCAAAAAAGGGCGACCAAGTAAAAATCGTAAGATACGGCGACCCCAAAATGTCAATTAAAAAAGACCAACCAGCAAGACGAAAATCTTTTCGGGCCAGGCATAATTGCGATGCCGTCCAAAAAAAGAAGGATGTCTTTACAGCTGGATATTGGTCTTGTAAAAACTGGTAATAATAATGACAAAAAGAAAAGTAAATAAAGTAATTAAAGGCCTAGAAAAAGCAAGTAAAACACACGCGCAACAGGCTAAAACTTTAAAGGGTATTAAGTTTGGCAAGGGCGGTAGTGCTAAATCTAAAACACCAAGCAATGTCGCTAACCCTTCTTTGTATCAAAGAGTTAAATCAGAGGCGAAAAGAAAATTTGACGTTTACCCGTCCGCTTATGCAAACGCTTGGTTAGTAAGAACCTACAAAAAAAGAGGCGGTAAATACAAGGGCACAAAAAAAGCAGAAGGAGGCGAAGTGACTAATAAGAATTTAAAACCGATACCAGCTGGTAATAAAGGTAAAGGCCTGTCCAAACTACCTACAAAAGTTAGAAACAAGATGGGTTTTATGAAAAAAGGTGGGGCTGTAACGCTCCAGGCTAGAGGCTGTGGCGCAATCATGGATAGCAAACGTAAGCCTACTAGGGTGCCTAGAAGTTAAAAATCATGGCCATAAGCAGAAGTAGCATTGGCAAATCTGTAAGCAAAGGATCAAAAAAGAAAAGAGATCCAAAGGTCGGTACTGGTAAAAAACCAAAAGGATCTGGCAGACGTTTATATACAGACGAAAACCCTAAAGATACCGTAAGCATTAAGTTTAAGACTATGGCCGACGCTACGGCCACAGTAAATAAAGTTAAAAGAATTAAAAAACCTTTTGCTAGAAAAATACAGATCTTGACGGTTGGCGAACAAAGGGCCAAAGTAATGGGTAAAAAAGGTGTAGCTAATATATTTAGAAAAGGCAAAGATTCTATAAGAAAAGCTCATGGTCGCAAAAGTTAGTACAATTAAGAAAAAAATTAGATCCGGTAAAAAATTAGGGTTTAGTGAAAAGGCTCAAGCAAAAGCTCGAGGTTTAATAGCCAGAACGGGCGGTAAAAATAAGGGCCGTAAAGTAAAAAGTAAGAAGTATAAATAATGTCGTTAAAAGAATGGTTTGGTAAAGGCCCCAAAGGTGATTGGGTAGATATTGGTGCGCCAAAAAAAGACGGCAAATTTCAAAAGTGCGGACGCGCATCAACTAAAGGATCTAAAAGAAAATATCCGAAATGCGTGCCCAGATCAACCGCTAAGAATATGAGTAAATCAGAAATCAAATCAGCGGTTAGAAGAAAACGTGCTAAAAAACAAGGGGTAGGCGGCAAGCCTACAAATGTAAAAACTTTTGCCGCTAAAGGCGGTATAATTTCAAACAAGCCGAATATGGGTTTATTCGGCAGATCATAGGAGTAAATATGAAAAGAAAAATGAAAGCCAAAGGCATGAAAAAAGGCGGCAAGATGAAGTCAAAAGGCTACAAAGTCGGCGGTAAAGTCAAAGCTAAAGGCATGAAAAAGGGTGGCAAAATGATGGCCAAAGGCATGCGTAAAGGCGGTAAGATGATGGCCAAGGGTATGCGTAAGGGCGGAAAAATGATGTCTAAAGGCAAAAGAATGAATGGCAAGAAAAACATGGGCCTTTTCGGCAGAAAATAGTTTTCAAAATAAAGTATTGTGGCGTACTTACATTCAAACATCCCCTACTTTAAGTGTTGGGTAAGAAAAGAATACACTCATAACCATGAGGCATATCATGGCGAGTTTTTACATGCGATGGCAGTTGGTGTTACATCAATGCCATGCAGGTGTTTAAGTTTCCAGGTTATATTTACAGGCATAGCTCCAGACGGCGAGCCAGAAGATACGGTTCATGGTGGCGCTATGTGGGCCAGGATGCCGATTACAGCTTTGGTCGGCGATACAGTTTTTGAAGAATGGCCAGAACCTATGGCCGTGCACGATGCACAACCCTGGGATTGCTCATCCCATCATCATGCAGTTTATGTGATTGACAGGGCAACTCCTTGCCCCTGGATAGCCAAAATTGACGGTGAGTTTTATCCAGCTAAATACATGTTTACGGTTGACTATACTGAAAGTGAGATTGCGGATGATCCAGCACAACACAAACAAAGTCACGTCATGGAGCTTTTAGATGCTGGTGAATGGACAGGAAATATAGTGGCTTTACCTAATAATCGTGTCCGAGTAACACATCCAGCTTGGTTTACACACGGCGAAGGTGCACCCGACTTCCGACCCTCTGCTCATATACATTATTCAAAATCTGATTTAGACTATACCTTAGACGTAAATCGGGTTTTCGATAACCTGTATAATGATACGGAGGATTAATGGCAACATCTAACAGCAAAGACTTTGAACTAGATGTCGGTGAATACATCGAAGAGGCTTTTGAAAGATGCGGTTTGGAAATGCGAACAGGGTATGACCTCAAATCTGCAAACAGAAGTTTAAATCTTATGTTGGCTGAGTGGGCCAATAGAGGCCTAAATCAATGGACTATAGCTCAAAAAACTGTAGCTATGGTCAAAGACACCACAGAATACAATATTGATAGTACTAATGGTACAGCACCAATAGATGTATTAGACGTGTTTATACGCGAAACTATTAGCTCTGAAACAACTGATTTGCCTATGACTAGGCTTAGCAGAGCCGAATATTCACACATTGTTAATAAATCATCTACCGGCAAACCAAATCAATTCTTTGTAAACAAACAAATAACGCCTACGATTTCAGTTTGGCCCGCACCAGA